GCAATTGGATGACTTTGCAGAACGTGTGTTGAAGCCTCGTATCAGCCAGTTGGCCTCCAGCATTGATGCTGACGTTGCTAACTGCTTCAAGACTATCGGTAACTCGGTTGGCACTCCTGGCACTACGCCTTCAACTTCTTTGGTCTTGTTGCAAGCCCAGCAGAAACTGAACGAAAACGCCGCCGTGATGAACCCACGTTACGCCACCGTCAACCCTGCCGCTAACGCTGGTCTGGTTGAAGGCATGAAAGGTTTGTTTAACCCCACCGACACCATCAGCAAGCAGTTTAAGAACGGCATGATGGGCACTGGTGTGTTGGGTTATGACGAGATCAACATGTCTCAGTCGATCAAACAGTTCACCACTGGTTCGCGTGATGCTACTGCATCTACCACAGTCGGCGCTACCGTGACTTCTGAAGGTGCTTCTACTGTAACCTTGTCTCAAGGTTCTGTAACTACTACCCTCAAAGCCGGTGATGTGTTTACCATTGCAGCTTGCTTTGCTGTGAACCCACAAACCCGTGAAACCACTGGTTCGTTGTTCCAGTTTGTGGCTTTGGCTGATGCAACTGCTGTGTCCGGCACTTGGACTGTAACTGTGGCTCCCATGTACTCCGCTGCTCACGCATTGGCTACCATGACCGCTTTGCCAGTATCTAGCGCTGTTGTGACCTTCTTGGGCACCGCATCTACTGCTTACGCACAGAACTTGGTTTACCACAAGGACGCCATCACGTTCGCTACTGCTGACCTCTTGCTCCCCCAAGGTGTTGACATGGCTGCTCGTGCAGTTCATAACGGTATCAGCTTGCGCGTTGTTCGTCAGTACGACATCAACAACGACCGTATGCCTTGCCGTATTGACGTTCTGTATGGCTTTAACACCATTCGTCCACAGATGGCTTGCCGTCTCTGGGGTTAACCAATTCTTTTTTAAAGGAAAAATATCATGGCATTACCTAATGGCGCAGGCGGTTACCAAGTTGGTGACGGCAATATCAATGAAATGCAAATTGAGACTCAGGCTACTCCAGCAACTGCAACTGTCACGGCAACGCTGACAACTGCTCAATTGCTGAACGGTATCATTTTGGGTACTCCCACCACCACCGCAGCGGCTTACACTTTGCCTTTGGCTACTGATCTGGACGCAGCTTTGTCTAGCGCTAAAGTCAACAGCAGCTTTGACTTTGTTGTGGTTAACACCAATGGTTCTGGTAGCGGCGTGATTACTATCACCACCAATACCGGTTGGTCTATTGGTTCGTCTGGCTCACAAGGCTTGATGACTGTCACGACTGCTGGTACATCTCAAATGTATCGCGCAGTTAAGACTGGTGACGGCGCCTGGTCTCTATACCGCGTGGCCTAAACTTAAATGGGGCTTCGGCCCCATTCTTTAAGGAACAATCATGGCAAATTCAAAATCTGTCGGCGTTGCATTTAGCGATCCCGAATTGACTTCTGGCACTACTGTAAGTGGTGCGGTAATTGATGGCAGCACAATTGGTGCAACAACGCCATCTACAGTTGTTGGAACTACCGTTTACGCTACAACCGAAATTGGTTATGCGGCAGCGGCTGAAGGTACTGTGACGCAGTTGACAGACAAAAGCACAGGGGTAACTCTGAACAAGTCTGCTGGCCGCATCACAATGAGCAACGCAGCGCTGGCAGGTAGCACTGCTGTGTCGTTCATCTTGACCAATAGCTTAATCTCCACCAATGACACAATTATTGTGAACGTTTCTAGTAACACCACTGGTAGCGCTGCTGGGGCTTACACCACTTACGTTTCGTATTTGGCTGCTGGTTCTGCCTTGATCACGTTGCGAAACTTGACTGCGTCAACTTCATATTCTGAAGCTGTCATCATCAACTTTGCAATCATCCACGGCGCTTAAACCAAACGGGGCTTCGGCCCCGTTCTTAAATCATGGTTATTTATCTTTCTCATCCTGTTCATGGCCGCAAAGTAGCCACAATGGACCTTGAAGCCGATTTTGATGAAAAAAATGGCTGGATGCGCTACAATCCAGACACGCCTTCAGACTCTGAAGAAGCGGCCAACACGTTAGTTGTGAAGCGCAAATACACCCGCAAAGGTGAAACTGAAGGAGTCTGAGCATGGCCACGTACACCGCCGGTGATCAAATTAACCGAGCCTTGCGCTTGATCGGTATGCTGGCCGAAAGCGAATTGCCTTCTACAGAAACAGCCAATGACTGTCTTGTTGCTTTAAACCAAATGATTGACAGTTGGAACACTGAACGTTTGTCAGTGTTTAGCACCCAAGATCAAGTCTTTACATGGCCTGCTGGTTTTATTAACCGCACTCTTGGCCCAACAGGCAATTTTGTAGGCAACCGGCCTATTTTGCTAGATGATGCAACGTACTACCGTGACGCAAGCACAAACGTTTCTTACGGCATAAAAATGATTAACCAACAGCAATACGATGGTATTGCTGTGAAGACAGTAACGTCTACTTACCCGCAAGTGTTGTTTATCAACATGACATATCCAGACGTTGATATGTACATCTACCCCAAGCCCACGCGGGACTTGGAGTGGCACTTTGTCAGTGTTGAAGAATTAACCCAGCCTGCTACGTTACAAACCGTATTGGCGTTCCCGCCAGGCTATTTGCGTGCGTTTACCTATGCGTTGGCGATGGAAATCGCGCCTGAGTTTGGTGTTGAGCCAAGTCCCCAAGTGCAGCGCATTGCTATGACCAGCAAGCGTGACTTGAAGCGCATCAACAACCCTGATGATGTAATGTCAATGCCTTACTCGCTTGTGGCAACCCGCCAACGCTTTAACATTTACGCAGGAAACTACTAACATGGCAACTATCGCAATCTCATCTCTCCCCGTCGCAACTGCTGCTGCCGTTGGTGATGTCTTGCCAATTGTGCAAGGCGGCACAACTAAACAAATCACCAACGCACTGCTGTTTACCAGCCCTACATTGGTAACGCCTGCGCTAGGTACTGTTGCAAGCGGCAACATCAGTGCTTGTACAAGCACCAGTATGGTTATGGTTACGCCTGTATTGGGTACGCCAACAAGCGGTAATTTGTCAAACTGCACAAGCACCAGTATGGTGATGGTGACGCCAGTAATCGGCGCTGCTACAGGTACAAGCCTGACAGCCACAGGTGTAATTGCATCAACCGGCACGGCTGGCATAGGCTATGCCACAGGCGCTGGCGGCGCGGTTACACAGTTAACTAGCCGCACCACAGGCGTAACACTTAACAAGACGGCAGGCGCAATTACTCTATTCAGCGCAGCAGGAACAACGACGGCAGCAACCTTTACTGTGACCAACAGCACTGTGGCGGCAACCGATGTTGTTATCTTGAATCAAAAGTCAGGCGCTGACTTGTACGACTTGATGGTTACTGCGGTGGCAGCAGGCAGTTTTAACATTACATTCCGCACAACTGGCGGCACGACCACAGAAACACCAGTATTTAACTTTGCAGTTATCAAAGCAGTTGCGGCTTAATGAAAACGCCCATCCTTGGTTCAACCTATGTGGCCCGCAGCGTCAATGCTGCGGATGCTAGGATGGTCAATTTGTTTCCTGAGATTGTTCCCGAGGCGGGAAAAGAGCCTGCGTTCTTGCAACGAGCGCCAGGCTTGAAATTGTTGAACACAGTTGGCACTGGCCCGATCCGTGGCTTGTGGGCTTTTTCGTCCAATGACGGCACTGCTTTTGTTGTGTCCGGCCTTGAACTTTATAGAATCAACAACGCATACACCGCTACGCTACTTGGCACTGTCAGTGGCACTGGCCCTGTCAGTATGGCTGACAACGGCACGCAATTGTTTATCGCCTGTAACGGTCCTAGCTACATATACAACAACACCACGGGCGTGTTTGGGGCTATCACAGACCCTGATTTTCCTGGCGCTGTAACCGTATGCTATTTGGACGGATATTTTGTATTCAACCAACCCAATAGCCAGTTAATGTGGGTTACCGCAATCCTTGACGGCACAAACATTGACGCGCTTGATTTTGCCAGCACAGAAGGTTCTCCTGATGGCTTAATTGCAGTGGCGTCCAACTTCCGCGAAGTCTGGGCTTTTGGCACAAATTCAATTGAAGTTTGGTATGACGTTGGTGGCACTGGATTCCCTTTGCAACGTATCCAAGGCGCTTTTAATGAGTTAGGTTGCGCTGCCCCTTACTCAGTGGCCAAGATGGACAATGGTTTGTTCTGGCTTGGCCGTGACCGCCGTGGCCAAGGTATTGTTTACCGTGCCAATGGCTATACCGGTGTACGTATTTCTACTCATGCAGTTGAATGGCAGATTCAGCAGTATGCTGACATGTCGGACGCAATAGGGTACACCTACCAGCAAGACGGCCACAGCTTTTATGTGCTGATCTTTCCCTCCGCCAACACCACATGGGTCTACGATGCCTCAACACAAGCATGGCATGAACGCGCTGGCTTTTCAGAAGGCCAATTTACTCGCCATCAATCAAATTGTCAGATGGCGTTTAACAACAAGATCGTTGTTGGCGACTATGAGAACGGCAACATTTACGCGTTTGACTTAGACGATTATTCAGACAATGGCAGCATTCAAAAGTGGCTGCGTTCATGGCGGGCGCTGCCAACCGGCCAAAACAATTTGAAGCGCACCGCGCACCACAGCCTGCAACTGGACTGTGAAACAGGCGTGGGGCTAAATCTGTACCCTGGCTATGACAGCGAAAATATTGACACTGAGTCAGGGTTAGACCTTGTAGCTGAATACGTACAGACGTTTTTAGCAACGCAATCGGGCGTTACTTTAACTACCGAGGCCGGGGACGGTTTTGAGCCTTTAGGCCAATACGAACTATCAGATACCGATATTAGCGGGTACAACTTAATAACCACGGCTTACCTTGCTGCCCCTGGCTACGACCCTGAAGTTATGCTGCGCTGGTCAGATGATGGCGGTCATACTTGGAGCAACGAACATTGGTCACCAGTTGGCAAAATTGGTGCGTATGGTCACCGAACCTTTTGGCGCAGGTTGGGCATGACTGTTAAATTGCGGGATCGTGTTTATGAAGTGTCGGGCACAGACCCAGTAAAGATAGCCATTATGGGCGCTGAACTTATTATGAGTCCAACCAATGCCTAGCCCTAACGCTACACCAACGCCAGTCACGCCACCTCGGGTGCCGTTGATTGACCCTCGCACGGGTTTAATTGACCGTGCTTGGTATATGTTTTTCTTGTCAATGTTTAATGCAGCCAGCTTGGTATACGATGGCGATTTTAGCCCAAGTGCTGAATCTTTGATTGCATCTTACGATGCGGCCTTGCAGGCACTGGCGCAAAACGTTGACACGCAACCGTTGCCTGTTGACTTAAGCGCAGAATTAACTAAACAAATTGAAGCGGCTGGCTTGGCCAACTATGCGACTGGGTTGTTGTCGCAAATAGCCGAAATGCAAAAGCAACTTGACGCGCTCAATCTTTTACCTGCGCCTTTGCCAGGCCCAATTACCAGCGGTACATCACTTTTGTATGGCGATGGTTTAGGTGGCTTTAGCAACGCCACAACAGGCTCAGGCGTCAGTTTTGTAGCGGGTGTTTTAAGCGCCACTGGCTCAGGGGGCACAATTACTTCAGTGACCGCCACTGCGCCTATTGCGTCTTCGGGCGGGTTTACCCCAAACATCAGCATCAATGCAGCCTATGGCGATACGGTCAATCCTTATGCCGCCAAGACCGCCAATTATGTTTTGGCTGGTCCTACATCGGGCGCGGCGGCTGTGCCTGTGTTTAGAACTTTGGTGGCGGCTGATATTCCATCATTGTCTTACGTTACATCGGTTAGCGGTACGTCACCTGTAGTGTCATCGGGGGGTACAACCCCCGCCATCAGTATGCCTGCGGCAACTACATCAGTAAACGGATATTTGACTTCAACCGACTGGAATACTTTTAACAATAAAGGTTCTGGCACTGTCACATCAGTGACTGGAACCGCCCCAGTTGTTTCGTCCGGTGGGGCAACCCCAGCCATATCTATGGCCGCTGCAACTACATCAGTCAGCGGCTATCTGACATCGACTGATTGGAACACTTTTAATGGCAAAGGCTCGGGCACGGTTACTTCTGTAGCGGTCTCTGGGGGCACTACGGGGCTTACTACCTCCGGTGGCCCCATTACTACATCCGGAACAATTACGCTCGCTGGAACGCTCGCTGCGGCCAATGGAGGCACAGGACAATCTGCATACGCAGTGGGCGATATTCTCTATGCCTCTACGACTAGCGCTTTGTCTAAACTTGCCGATGTGGCCACAGGCAACGCTTTAATTTCTGGTGGCATTAACGTAGCGCCAAGCTACGGCAAAATTGGTTTGACAACCCATGTAAGCGGCACGCTGCCTACCGCCAATGGTGGAACAAACCTGACATCGTTTACGGCCAACGGCGTGGTCTACGCATCGTCTTCAAGTGTATTGGCTACTGGGTCCACGTTGGTATTTGATGGAACAAAGTTTGGCATTAACGTTACTCCTGTTGCGGGGACAGATGCCAAATTGCAAATCACTGGTGGTACAACAAACGTCACAACACTTGCAACATCGTATTCAGCCGCATCTGTGGTGGTGGTTCCAAAATCCACATCAGGATATTCATTAGCCATTGCATCTGGCACAGGTGATCTGCCTCAATTGCAAGTAAGTGCAAACGGTGCTGCTTCTGGTGATTTGCTTATTCAACCTTATGGCGGTAATGTAGGTATTGGAACAAGTTCGCCACAAGCAAAACTTGCAGTTTCAAATGCTGGCGCAGCAGGGCTTGAATTTTTTGCAAATGCGCCTGGTGGGGGTACTGGAACGTATATTCAAAGTTACAATCGTTCTGGCGCAGCATACGTAGACACATACTATTACGCAGCTTCGCATACATGGAGGACTAACGCTTCTGCTACTTCCATGACGCTTGCCTCAACTGGCATCGTCACCATGAGCGCATATGGCGCTGGTACAGCTACTTTCTCGGCTGCTGGCGTTATATCGTCTGTGTCCGATGAAACATGGAAAATCAAGGATGGCGCTCCAGTTGACGCAGACGCCATGCTTAAAAAACTAGAGCCTGGCTATTGGTACTACAATGACGAGAAGAAAGAAATCTTTGGCAAAGATCGGCAACTAGGCTTTTACGCCCAAAACGTCAACGCCGCGATTGGCCCTGAAGCTGCTCCAGAACCCAAAGAAGGAAAGCCTTGGGGCTACTACGACCGTTCTGTTTTAGCCGTGGTTGTTATGTCTTTGCAGAAAGCACTTGATACCATTGATTCACTTACAGCCCGTATTGCGGCATTGGAGCAAAAATGACAGTCACCGTTAAAGTCCTCGTACCAGCTAAATACGCCGAGGCAACTCAAACAACCCAGTACACCGCGACTGGTGTTACCGCGATCATTGACAAGTTTACGGCTACCAACATCAGCGCCACAGCCGCGACGATTAGCGTAAACTTGGTCACATCGGCTGGATCGGCTGGCAACACCAACTTGATCACTAAGACCAAAACACTCCAAGCGTCCGAGGTTTACACGTTTCCCGAACTTGTTGGGCAAGTGCTTGGTGTTAGTGATTTCATCAGTACAATTGCAGGCACTGCCAGCGCAATTAACATTCGCGTTTCTGGGCGTGAAGTGACTTAATCGGAGATACCAAATGACAGTTGTTGCTCTTTCACCCCCACCAAAACTTCAATTTTTTGGCACCGATGGCAACCCTTTGGTGGGCGGCAAGGTATACACTTATGCGGCTGGCACCACCACGCCGCTGACAACTTACTATGATTCGACGGGTACGGCGGCCAATACCAACCCAATCATCTTAGACACCCGAGGGGAAGCCAACATTTGGCTGACTTCAGCAGCGTACAAATTTGTCCTCAAAACTTCAACTGACACGTTGATTTGGACGGTTGACAATATCACCAGCAACGCATATTTAATAAGTTTGTTAGACGCATTTAAAGCAGATTTGGCTAACACTTCAGATGTTGCTAAAGGCGATGCTTTAGTAGGTTTTAAACAGTCAAATGCAACAGGTATCTTAACTAATGCTGTTGGACGTACAGTTCATCAAAAATTACAAGAAACCGTTAGCGTGTTTGATTTTGGCGCAAAAGGCGATGGTACGACTGATGACACAACAGCAGTTCAAAATGCTTTAAATTCTGGCGCTGGAAATGTTTATTTTCCAACTGGTACGTACAAAATTACAACAGGTTTAACTGTTGCTTGTTCCATATATGGTGATGGACAAGGTAAAAGCACAATTAGTAGCACAGCAACTATTGACTATATGCTCACCGTTTCAGGTCGTGTGGTCATTTCCAATTTGTCCATCATGGGCAATGGCAACCAAAGTGTTTGCGTAAAACTTTCAGGCTCTAATGGAACATTGATTCAAACGTGTCAAATTGAGGGTGCTAAATATGACAACGTGTCGTTTGCAAGCACTGGTAACAATAGCAGTTCTGTGATTGATACTTGTTTGATTCGCAATTGCGGAACAACTTATACAACAGGCACTGCTTCTGGATCATCTGGCTCAACTACAGTAACTATCAGTGGTGCTGCAAATTTGACAACGCTTGGCATCAGGTCTGGCGTTGATTATGTTTATTTTAGTGGTGATGCAGGCGGTTATGCTTTTGAAATTCAAGCGGTCGGCGCTTCAAGTTTAACCATATACCCATCTCTTAACACTACCTTGTCAAATTCTGCATTTACAATTATTCAAGGTTCTAACGTCAACATTTTGAGAAGCGGTGACAACAGCCGAATTACTGTACGCTCTAGCACATTGCAAGCCGCAAAAGTTGCTGGCATTCAAGATGATGCCTTATATGGATGCGTATCAATAAATAACGTTATTGAAACCAACAGCTACGGACGAGTCATCGGTAATCGAGGTGCGGGAAACGCAACATTTGACGCCTTGGAAGTTGGCAACTATTACGAAGGCAGCATTTACAAAGACATTCTTTACGCTTATGCTGTGGGTGAATTGGTCAGGATTTCTGGTTCTGGCAATCAAACTTCAACAGTATTTAGCGGATCACTCTATCCTATGGTTCTTGCCAACGATCCTGTTGGAACTTGGACACCAGTGGACGCATCACCAGCAGCATTGACATTTACTGGCGTGTCGGGAACATATTACAAAATTGGGCATCTTGTTACCGCACAATGCACATTAACGTACCCTACAACTGTTACGGCAAATGCTGCTTTCATTGGTGGTTTGCCATATGCTCAAAGTGCTTCTGCTGCGAATTCGGGTGGATTTGTTTCTTACAACACATCAGCCACGCAAATTGTTGTAGATGCTTATTCAGCAAATGTGGTTCAGATTAAAACGCCATTGGGCGCATCTGTTGCGAATAGTTCACTCAGCGCTGCAACTATTAGATTCACTTTTGTCTACATGGTTGACCAATAAACAACATGCCCACAATGACGCCAGAGTGGCAAGAGCAAAACCAAACCAACAAGCGCAACTGGTGCTTGGGGGATCAGAAAGCCATTGACTTTTTGAATTGCTTTTTTGACGCCGTGGAACTTTGGGATGATCTGATTGACAAAGATGTCCCCATTGAGGACGCCCACGTTAATCGGGTGTTTACCTCGTTGATGTTTGTGCTTCCCGCAAACCCTTGGTTTGTGGCAAACTACACCTATTATCAACCGTTGATCATGGCGTCCATAAACGGATTCCATGACGCCAATGAAATGTGCAAAAGCGACAAAAAGCACTTGAGAAATCTTGCGTTTCACATCCGCAATTTGGGGATTGAGATTCACATTGCCACCGCGTTTTTGATTGGTGGGTTTGATCACATGCGTAAAGTATCCCGCGAAATCCGCGAATTCTACGCTTTTGAAACTTTTGAAAATTGGGAGATCAATCATGCCTGATCCAGTAACCGGTACAATAATAGGTAGCACTGTTATCGGCGCAGCATCAGCTAAAAGTGCTGCCGATACACAAGCCAATGCAGCAAGACGCGCAGCCGATCTTCAAAGAGAGCAATTTGACATAACCAACGAACAGCAACGTCCGTGGCGTGAAGCTGGCGGTCGAGCATTGACTAAGTTGGAAAGCATGGCTGATTACAAGCCATTTGACATGAATGCGTTTACGCAAGACCCTGGTTACGGGTTTCGTTTAAAGCAAGGTCAAAAAGCCTTAGATGCAAGTGCTGCTGTCCGTGGTGGTTTAATTTCAGGTAATGCCTTACGCGCTGCTACAGCATTTGGCCAAGACATGGGTTCGCAAGAATACCAAAATGCTTTTAACCGCTATCAGACCGAACGGCAAGCTACGCTTTCGCCTTACATGACGCTTGCTGGCTACGGTACAAATGCAAATGCACTTTCTGCTCAAGCGGGACAAAACTATGCAACCAATGCAGGCAACATGATTACTGGCGGCGCGGCAGCGCAAGCGGCTGGCAATATGGGCGTGGCAAATGCGTTTGGTGGGGGTGCAAGTCAATACATGAGATACAACCAAGGCAACGATCTTTTGGCCGCGTTGCGTGGGGGTAACGGGGCGGATTATAACGCAGTTGTCAATCCTTACTTTACACCTACTTAAGGTTAAATTATGGCACTCGATCCAAACATCGCATTAAGTTATAGAGGCATTGAGTTGCCTGACCCTATAGCCCAGTACGGCCAAATTGCTCAGATTCAGAATGCTCAAAATCAAAACGCTTTGGCAAAGTATCAGCTTGGTTCTGCCCAGCGTACAGAGGCCACGCAAAATGTTTTAGCCGATGCGTATGCCAAATCAGTAGACCTAGCTACGGGCCAAATTGATTACAACAAACTGACTGGCCTTGTGGCCGCCGGTGGTGGTGGCGCTCAATTGCCTGGCATTGAAAAAACACGGCGCGAATTAGAGGCTGCTGACGCGTTAAAAAAGAAACAGGCATTTGACCTTAAAGACGCGCAATCTAAATTTGTAGACCAAGCCAAACGAAATTTGTCACGAAACCCATCTGACGATAACGTCAGGGCTTGGGGCCAAGATTCTGTAATTGATGGCATCTTCACCCCCGAACAAGCTGACCGTACAGTTCAAGAACTTTTGAAATTGCCCCCACAAGATCGCGCACAATTATTGTCTCAAGCAGGCGCAAGCGCTGCCGATATGCGCCCAGTTTCTGTGGCACCTGGCGCATCGCTTGTTGGTAGAGATAATAAACTTTTGTTTACCGCACCGGCTGCACCCCCTACTCCGTCTCCTACAAGTAAACTTTTACAAGAACGCGCTGCGTTAATAGAAAGTGGTGTGCCACCAACTGATCCTCGCATTCAAGCGTATGACCAAGCACTTGCGGCTGGTGAATCTCAATCAATGAAAATGCAGCGCGAGTTGCAAATTGCTATAGCTAATAAAGCGCCGCCAGCAGTTATTGCTCAATTGCAACGAGACATAAGAAACTTGCATCCCGGCCTTGCTATGCAAAATGTGGTCGGCGTTGATGCAAACGGCAATCAAATTGTTACCCGCCTTGCCGGTGCAGGTGGTGGGCCTCAAGGTCAATTTGCGTTAAACCAATCGCCTACTGGAACTGCTCGCGCTATGTTAGGGTTAAGTGACACAGATTCTGCGCTTTTGTTTGGTCCTGGTGGCCCCGTAGAGTCAGGCCAAATACCTGTTAATAAATTAAATGCTTCTAACGCCAAAATGTACGTTGCGGCAATTAAAGCCAACCCAACACTAAATTTGTCTAGCCTTAGCGAAGATCAAGTATTGGCCGCATCAAAAGCTAAAACGCAAGGTAACATCCAAGGTAAACAAGTCTTAACATTGGCTGACAGGGCAACGGCAAAGAACATTGCTGAAGGTAACTTACCGCCGCTTACAGGTCCAAATTCAACTCGCATAATGAATGAAGTTATTGCAATGAAACCTGACTTTAAAGCCAGCGATTACGGCCTACAAACGTCAGCAGTAAAAGCGTTTAACCAAGGCATACAAGGAAATAAAGTACGTTCGCTTAACGTTGTAATGGATCACTTTACTACACTTGAAAAAGCCGCAGATGCGTTGCAATCAGGTGATGTACGCGCTATCAATGCCGTGTCTCAATATATTCAAACACAAACTGGCAAACCCGCGCCTGGTAATTTTAATGCGGTCAAAGAAATTTTGGCCGACGAAATTGTTGCGTCTGTTGTGCCAGGCACTGGCGCGTTGGCTGATCGTGTGGCACTTAAGAAAACAATTTTGGCAGCCTCTTCTCCCGAACAACTTAAAGGTATAGTTGCTAACTATAAAGAGTTAATTGGAGGACAACTTAACGGGCTAGAGAAACAATATAGTGCAGGCACTGGTCGCACTGATTTTAAATCGCGGTATTTAACGCCAGCAGCTGTGCAAGGGTTATCGCCGTCTAGCCAATACGTAGAAACTAAAGTGGTTAACGGGCGCACGTTAGGTAAAAAAGCCGATGGAACTGTTGAGGAGATAAAATAATGGCTGAAGACCTGCAAAAATTGTGGGACTCAGCGCCAACGTCCCAAACTGAGTTACAAGCGTTGTGGGAGTCAACCCCTGGTGGGGCGGCTATGGGTAACCCATTAGCCACACAAAAATATGGCGGCGCACGTAAAACAACCGGCACAGAAAGCCTTGAAGCTATTGGCGGCGCTGGTGCTTTAGGCGGTGTGATGGGTTACTTTGGCCCACAAATTTTGCAAGGCGCTTCAACACTTGCACAAGCTGTACCGGCGTTAAGGCCTATAAGCGGTGCTCTTAATGTCATGGGCCAAATGACTAAACAAGTTGGGCCTGCAACCCGTGCTGTTACTGGTGGTTTTAGCGGCCTTATGGGTGAAACTTCTGGTCAAGTTGCAGAGCAAATGGGTGCAGGCCCAGTTACTGCTGAAACCGCACGTTTGGTTGGTGGCGCTATAACCCCTGAATTTGTCCCATTGGCGTTAAACACCGCCAAACTAATGATATCGGGAAAAGTTGCCACTTCTGGAATAAATTTTGCCAAAGACCTTATGGCTAATTTGACCAATTCAAAAGGCAGTTTGAGTACGGCAGAAAAAAAATACGTAGAAAGTTTAGCCGCTAAGTTGATGGGCGAGCAAGACCCTGATAAAGCCATGTTAATACTTGGCATGGAAATGGAAAAAGGCGCGGCGGCAACACGCGCTGCTGCTGCGGCTAAAGCGGCTGCGTTGCATGATTCTGCTAATCAAACAATGATAGCCGCCAAACAAGCTGCGGATGCTGAATTAGGTTCAGTAGGCCAACGCCGCCAACCTCGCGCTGATGCTATTACTTACCTTACTAACCTAAAAACGGATGTAATAAACAAAGCAAGAGGCACTGTTGACACGGTAGGCGAAAACAAACCTTTGCATGTAATTGGCCAAGATTTGCAAACTGCTGCCGCAGCACGTGAAGGTGAGTTAAGAACAGCCGCCGCTAAACAATACCAAGCTACAGAGGCCAAAGTAAATGAAATTGTATCTGGCCGCGAATCTAAAGGTGAGTCAGTTACAACGTTGCCGTCTTATAAATCAATTGTTGCAAGCCTAGAACGTGAATTAAAACCAGGTGTACATTCTAAAGATGTAGCGGCGGCGTATCAAAAAATACTTGACCAAATAAAAACCAGTGCTGGTGGCGAAGCTACTCCAAACTTTACTTTTGACCCTGCGTCAGGTCAAATGGTTTACAGCGAAACACCAGGCGCTGCGGCTGTTGGTCCTAGTTTTCAAGCTATAGACGATGCTAGGCGTATGCTTGGCGAGGCTTTTCGTGGTCAGGCCGATGAAGGCTATAAAGCTATTGGTCAAACAGCGCAAAAAAAATACTACGGTTTGTTGTCGCAAATTCAAAAAGATTTTGCTGGCGAACCACAAACACAGTTGCTTACCCAGTATGCTGATTCACGCCCAGGCTTAGAAGTCTTTGGATCAAAAGCTGGCGCTAAATTAACAGGTTTAGATAAAGGTGCGCTAACGCAATTTGCCAGCGATCCATCAAAACTGCCAGATTACTTTTTTTCTACACCTAAAAACTATAACGCGCTTATAGAGATGGTGGGCAGCAAAGAACTGGCGCTTAAGGCGGCGCAACAATACGCTGCTAATCAATTAGCACCCAAAGAAACATCTAAACAAGTTAGAAACTGGATGACCGCTAACAGCGAGTTTTTGAGCGCGGTCCCTGAAGTTAGAGATGCCGTTATTAAATATCGCACTACGCTAGAAAGTGGCGAACGTACTGTGGCTAACCTTGGTGGTGGCATTAAACAATTAAGTACCGCCAATGCGAACATACTTAAAACCGCGCGAGCTAACGCTGCTCAACAATTAGAAGCAGGCAATTTACAAGCAACAGCGGCAAAAAATGAGGCGGGTTTAATTACAAAAGAAGCCGCTAAAGCAGCGGATAACATTTGGAATTCTACATCTGGCCCATTAAAAAATGTCAGGGACGCTATAGAAGGCGGCAACATGGAAAAATGGGCTGCAATTGCGCCTATTATAGAACGCTCGCCTGAAGCAAAAAAAGCAGTGTTTGATGCTGTGCGCCAAGTTGCATCTGAATTAGGCAGTAGCAAAGGCGTTACGCAAAAGTTTAACGAAAATATGCGCCCTGCGTTAGAAAAATTTGGCATGTTAGGTAAAGATGAGGCTAATTCAATAGCCCAACAATTGGCTGCTATAGAAGCTAAACGTGTGCCTGACAGTGAAAAATTAGGTATGGCTCGTAGATTGTTATTGCAAGGCATTACAGCTTATTCCAGTTCACTTGGTGGCCGCGCTGGTGCAGCAGGTTTTAGTTTTGTTTCAGACATACCTACTAACCAATTAGCTCCTACCCAACAAAACCGTAACGCATTGGCACAATAATGGATACCCAACAAATCATCAACGTTGCTCTCGGTTTGGTTGCTTTCCTTGGAGGATGGGTGTTGAACAACATTACCAAAGCGATTGAGCGCCTTGACACGGATGTCAGGGCGATGCCCAGCACCTACGTATCCAAGGACGACTACCGCCGAGACATTGATGACATTAAAGAAATGCTCGGTAAAATCTTTGACAAACTAGATGCAAAGGTTGATAAGTGAGCCTTGACCCCGTATCAGCATTGCTGGACATCGGCGGCAAAGTCATTGATCGGGTGTGGCCTGATCCTGTGCAGGCGGCAACTGCAAAACTGGAACTGATCAAACTCCAACAGTCTGGTGAACTGGCCGCAATGGCTGGGCAGATGGAGATTAACAAGGTTGAGGCGGCAAGCACCAGCGTGTTTGTTTCTGGCTGGCGTCCCTTTATTGGTTGGGTATGCGGCGCGGCTTGCGCTTGGAACTGGATTGGATTAAAGATTGCTTTATTTGCGGCTGCATATTTTGAACATTCTTTGAATTTGGCCCCTGCCGATCTGTCTGAAATGACCCCTGTGTTAATGGGTATGCTTGGTATCGGCGGTTTGCGAACAATTGAAAAACTTAACGGCGTTGCGCGGACATGAATTTGTCGCCTCATTTCACACTTGCCGAACTGACATACACGGATCACCGCCAGCTTGACAATACTCCAACACAAAATGAAATCAGTAACCTTCAGCGTCTTGCAAACTTTCTTGAGCAAGTCAAAACAGTACTTGGAGGAAAGCTCATCATTGTCAACTCTGCCTTCCGATCTAAAGCGGTCAACGATGCTGTTGGTTCCAAAGATACCTCTCAACACCGATTGGGCTGCGCGGCAGACTTCCGAGTACCTGGAATGACGCCTGACCAAGTGGTCAAAGCACTTATCAACTTGCCCTACGACCAAATCATTCGAGAATTTGACCGATGGACCCACATCAGCATACCCAACGTGGTTGGTGCTGCACCACGCAAGAGTAAGCTGATTATTGACCGTACTGGAACTCGCCCCTACGTCTAAGGATGTGGAGCGTTCTCAGGCGTCTCCACACACACATAGACTGCCGCATACTGGCCTCGGTTTGGCCCCGTCCAACGGTCAATGTACACGCCGCAAACGGTTTTTAGCGTCTTACAGATAGTGTCAGCAGTTGCGCCAAAATGCTCGGCTATTTCGGTTACCGTAAGGCCATCTTCGGATGCCGCCAGTAAGTCACGTATCGCGTGGTGTCTGGACTTCATCTTCGTCTTTTAAAAGTTCTTGCAGTTCTTCTTGCGTGATGAACGGAATTCCAAACATTTCTTTTTGTTTAGCACGGACACGTTGCTCCATTTCAATGCGATTGAACTCGTCGTCTTCGGTGTTCATGTGTTCAGCTCCTTGAGTTTGGTTTCAATGCTTTGGTGAAAAGTTTCAAAATCTGAGTCATATAAATCATAAACTTCTTTGCGAGTCAGCCCTACCCATTGCCGCTGTGGGGAGGTAGTGTTATTCCATACCCCGCATTTGATACATCTGCACTTCCCCGGCTCCATTGCACCTGTGCGAAACCACTCATGCTTGCAAACCACAGGCTCCTGCACAGGTGCTGGCTGTGCCAAGGCTTCTTTGATAGCGGCGATGGCTTTATCTGTTTTTTCACGCATAGATTTTCCAATCATAGTGTCACGGGAAAACCAAACAATGTGGCTTTCCAACGCTTGGAGCGCCTGCTTCAATGCTTCGTCTTTAGTCATGTTGTTTCCTTTATGCCGTGTGCGGCTAATGCGTCTTTTAAATCCGCTAATGCGTGAAGACGAACCCTCACCATGCGCCCAACTTCAAGCAAGTCGCGTAGCGGTGGTCGATGAGCTATTTCAGTCGATTCAAGCACTCCTTGCGCCGACTTAATTAACTTTGCGCACGCCTCCTTCTCTTGGGCTGCATCATAGTCAAGCCCCAACTCACGGGCGTTCTCAGCCTTTTGGTCAAGGGCAATCTGACGCTTGCGCCAGCCTGAGTCTGTATCAGTCATACGTGCCCCCTTGGTGTAGCCAGCAGCCATTTAGCTCCAAGCAGTCGGATGCTACGCGCCCATTGGCGCTGATACTTGCGCTGGTTTGGGAACAGGGCGCGGACTTGGGTTAATCGAGTTATGTTCATTTGGTTTCTTCCTTTGTGAGTAATTGACGATATGCGTCAAGTGCAACGCGCAAATCTTCACGCAGCGCCTTGATTTCTTCTTGTTGCTCTAACACTTTCTTGTTTGCTTCTGCGGCAAACTTTGCTAAATTTCTTTGCTCCCATGTTTGAAAGTTGGTCATTTGTTATATGCGTCATTCCATTCAGTTGCAATCTGTTTTGCCCATTCCTCAGTTGTCACCACTGCCCCTGGCTTATCGGAAAACGTCAAGCAATTAAAGCCATTACGGTTCATTACGCCCCACCAACCCATCTTGCCGCCAAGGTCTTCGGCTCGGTAGGGTGGGAATGCAAAGTATTTAGCGGGTACTGCGTTCATTATTCTTCTCCATTTTTAAAAATTCCATTAAGTGCCCGTTCCACATCATTTTTTCAACGGGTACGTCATGCGGCGTGGTAAAAATCTTGTCTTTGTAGCGCCACGTTCGTTTTACAGTTGAAATGTCATACTGAGGTATGGCATACCCTGCGTCATACATTTCTTGTGAAGATTTCACGGCCTTTTCCCAATCTTTAAAAGTTCTACACGTTCACGGGCAACGCGCAGGGTGTTGTAACGCTGGTGTATGCGTTCAAGCATAGACACTCGTTTGTGTTGGCTGCGTTCCTCTTGCAACAAAGCCAATAAATCGGCTTCACTGTAATTGGGCAACTCACTCTGAAATTTTCGCCATGTCAGCAATTTTGTTTCTCCTTAAGTGTGTTTGGCAAAATTGCCGTGATACTTACTTCTTGCTTCCTCAATAGCAAACTTAGCCAGCTCAAGATCATTAAAAAATTGTTTAAACACAATTTGTTTTTTTACATTTATTCGCGCACACCACAAACCATTGGAAACAAGAGAAATACCCTTAATTCCAGAAGAACAATTTTTGTTTTGACGACGATTGTGTTGATTTTGCGATCTGGTTGCGGCTCGCAAATTTTCTATTTTGTTGTTGCTTGGGTTGCCATCAATGTGATCAACGGTTTCAGGCTCCCAACCAAAGTGCATAACAAAAATAATTCTGTGCCACAACTGTCTGCTGCCATCAACACGAACATGAAAATATCCATCTTTGCGTTGATTTCCAGCAATTTCACCAATTAACGCGCCGCGTGTTTTTTGTTTTCTGTAAAGAACACCATTTTGGTAATCAAATAACTCGTCACATCTTTTTTTCGTAAGCATTGATTTTTGCCTCCAGTTCGGCAATGTGTGCTGTAACTTTGTTGTAAGCCCGTGACGCACTGTTGTTTGTACGGGTTCGGATAGCAAGTTCCGCTTGCGCGGCTCTTAGCTTGGCTTTAAGTTGGATGAGTTTTTTGTTCATGTTTAAATTTTTTTAAATAACTCCGTGTTTAAAATTTCCAACGCTTTGGTTATGATTTCTTGATTTCGCTGGCGGTTAAGTTGGTCGTTGGCACAATAAGGGCATCTTCCCTCTCCCTGCCATACATGACCGCTACATTTATTTAATGTGCTATGCCCGATCACTTCAAAAATATGTGTTGATTTGTTCATGTTGGAAAGTTTATCACAAGTTAAAAGATTTGTGCAACTATTTTTTTAACATCATTCCTGATGCCGTGCCGGGGTCAATCACAAGCCATCCGTTCTCATGGACTTCAATCAACTTTTCTTCAATCAACGGCCCTATGTACTTGCCCTTGTTTCCGTCTGCTGGTATTTGCGCTCTCAAGCTGTCCTTTGTGTATTTCTTGTTTTTCAAACCGTTGACCAATGCCCATTCATAAAGTGCGCTGCGGGTAAGGTACGGTGCGCCGCCTCGATCTTCTGCACCAGTGGCAAACCACGCACGTTCAAATGATGAAAAACAAAGTGAATCACCTTTGCTTTTTCCTTCTGGCGCTTCGCCTTTGACCACCACTGCGCTGGTGACCTGATCTCCATCCTCATCGAACCAGCCGAGTATCGCCACAGATTCGAGATTGACATAGACTGGCGCTGCCATCTCGGCGTCTTTGCTCTTACGCTGCACGATCTCAATGGACTTGTCGCCCTTGGCAGGTATCACGCTTATCTCAATGTCCAAAGCGCCACGCCAAGCACTGCTACCACGGGCACGGTGCTGGGCTTCCTCGCTGACGCCAGTGTGGTGAACCAGAATAACGGTGCAATCAAACTCTTGCATGAGCGCAGCGCAGGCGTCTAGCATGGTTTTGGCATCTTGGGCGCTGTTCTCATCACCAGCCATGAATCGGTGCAAGGTGTCCACGGTAATGACACTTGGCTTGATCTTGAGCGCCCTGACCGCTTCTAAAACTTTCAAATACCCTTCAGCGGTGTTAAGGTCTACGCCTGATTTACTGACCCACATATTGAGACTTGTAACGCTGTTGTGGTGTTTCCATGCCGCTATCCTGCTTCGCAGTCCGTGATGGCCTTCACCTGCAAGGTAAACCATGTTGCCTGCCTTAACTTTGTGGCCAAACCAACTTGCTTTACCACTGGCAATGTGCAGCATCCAATCAAGGGTCACAAATGTCTTGCCGCCACCGCTAGGGCCATGCACCATCACCAATGCCTTGTCCTGTATCCAGTGCTTCACAAGCCACGAAATCGGCGCTGGCTGCTCTGAAAAGCCATCGGCATGGATTAGGTAGTCTGTTGCTATTTGGGGCTTTAAAAGCAGTGCCAAATCGTGCCCTGCTTTAACGTAATCATTAGCGTCACCTTCAATCGGCGGCATTGTCATGCGTACCCCAAATTTAGCACTGGCTTGCTCGGCATAACGCTGGCCTACGCCGCTTGCATCATTGTCGGCAACAATGCAAATGTCCAGTGCCGGATGTGCTGCTTTCAAAATTCCCGTCACAGGCACCAAGTTGCTGGCGCTATACGCCACCGCGCAGGGCTGGCCCGTGACTTCGGCAATGGTAGCCGCTGTGGCAAAGCCTTCGGCAATGTAGAGAGTGCTGGCGTCGTCCATGCTGCCAACTAGCCAATACATTGAGCCGGTCTGCCCACCTGGGTGATACAGTTTGCCGCCTTGGTGGTCAATGTATTGGATGCTAGAGAGTTCGCCGTCTGAGTTATACAGAGGCACCATCAAACGCCCATCACCTGTAATCCGTGCGCCATTGGGCTGTATGCCTTTGCGCTGTAAGTAGGGATGTTCTGGGCTTGCGGCTCCTGCTTGCGACCATATTAAGTCTACGGTGTTTGCGGCCACTTCGCGGGTCTTGGCCTGCTCCACATCGCGCTGTGCCTTAGCTTCAGATAGCCTGCGCGACTGTGCCATTTCCTCGGCCACCGTCAGGCTGCGGCCAATGTCTGCCTTCCAAGTAAGTTCTACGCCAGAGCGCCAGCATCCAAAGCGCCCTGCCGGTACGCCATCGTTAAAGGCTATGTACCAACCTGGCTTGTCGTGGCCTTTCTCGCCCTTCGTGCCGCTGTTAAAGCGGTGGACTTTACCGTCTAGGTGGATCACATCCGGTGGCTTTAGCCCTGCACCAAGCATTGCGTCTTTTAGCTGTATGTCGGGTGCGGCGGGGGCTTGTTGTTCTGGTGGCGACCAAGGGCCGCCAAGGATGCTTGAGAGGTCTGCCATTTATTTTCAATCATTTGTTAAAAAGTTGTTGACACTGTATCACGAACCTGTGCTATGATGCAAGCACGCTTCGAACTGAGTCCAGACGGAAGCGCAAACAGAGAAGGAGAGCCACATGGCTATATCGTTGAAACGTACCGGCGGCCTGAGTGCCAATGGTGTTAAGTTGCTTGTCTACGGACAGGCTGGTTCGGGTAAGACAAGTCTGATTAAGACGCTGCCAAACCCCGTTGTATTGTCTGCCGAGGGCGGTTTGTTGTCCATTCAGGATGCCGACCTTCCTTACTTGGAAATCACCAGTATGGATGACCTTCGGGAAGCCTATTCTTGGGTTCTTGAATCTGAGTACAAGAGCGTAGCCCTTGACTCAATCAGCGAGATTGCAGAGGTTTGCTTAAACCACGAGAAGAAGGTCAATAAAGACCCGCGCGCCGCATACGGTGCAATGCAAGAGCAGATGGCCGACATCATTCGGGCATTCCGCGACATCCCTGGTCGCCATGTGCTTATGACTGCCAAGTTGGAGAAAACCCAAGACGAGATGGGGCGAGTGCTGTATAGCCCATCTATGCCAGGCAATAAAACAGGCCAAGCACTGCCTTACTTCTTTGACGAAGTTCTGGCGCTACGTGTTGAAAAGGATGCCGAGGGTAACACCCAACGTGCTTTGATGTGCGATAGCGATGGCTTGTGGTTGGCAAAGGATCGCTCCGGCAAGCTGGGTGCATGGGAAGCGCCTGATCTTGGTGAAATCATTGCAAAGATTGGGGGTGTGGCATGAAAATTAAAACAAAAATCCATATTTACTTTTCTAAGTATTCATGGGAACCAAAAGGCGAATACCTTGTTCTTTACGTAAAGATAGAGGAAGCCGAACACCAGACTTATGTGTGTTCGCAAGAGATTGAAATTGAAATTCCAGAAGACTTTGACCCTCGGGCGCAGCAAATCGCTGCTTTAGAGGCAAAGAAAATCAAAACAATGGCTGACTACCAAAAGTCAGTTACCGAGATTAACGAACGCATTAGTAAATTGACTGCACTGGAGTACACAGCATGACCTTATATCAACGCTGGCTCGACGCCAAAAAATTGGAAGTTGCTGCGGTAGCTGAGCGCCGCGAACTTGAAGACCTGATTAGCAAAGAACTTGCAGTTCCTAAAGATTTGGATAGCACACTTCATTGCGAAGCTGAAGGTTACAAAATCAAGTTGGAAGGCCGTATCAATAAGAAGATTGACGCTGACAAGCTGCAAATGCTTGCTGCTGAAGCTGGTTTGTCTGAACACTTGTCCAGCCTCTTTCGTTGGAAACCTGAAATCAATGCAAAAGTTTGGAATGCGGCTGCTGACGCCGTGACTGGGCCTTTGCTTGGTGCTATCACGTCCACCCCTGGACGCCCCACTTTCACAATTACTAAGGAATAATCATGGCTTTTTTAGACGAAGAATTTAGCGTAGACACGCTGCCCGTTGGAACCAGCAACTTTGAACCATTGCCCGAAGGTTGGTACAACGCCACCATCACGGGCGCTGAAGTGAAGGAAACCAAAGCGGGTGATGGCAAGTACATTGCCTGCAAGTACACCGTCACCGGCCCGAGCCATCAAGGGCGGGTGGTGTTTGGCAACCTTAACATCAAGAACGCCAGCACTAAGGCCGAGGAGATTGGACGCCAGCAGCTTGGCGAAATCATGCGAGCCATTGGTTTAGGTAAGGTATCCGACACCGACCAACTGATTGGCGGGAACCTGGGCATCAAGTTGACCGTTCGTACTGGTGAGTATGTCGGTAACGAGATTAAAGGCTTTAAGGCTTTAGGTGACCCTTCACGAAATGTGTCTGTACCGTTTAAGTCTGTAGTACCAAGCGCTGCGCCTGCCAAGGCTGCACCACCTTGGGCTAAGAAGTAAACAAAAAAAGACCCCGGTGTTAAAGCCGGGGTCAACTACTCAACAGGAGAGAAACCATGAAGATTCCCGAGCCAGAGGTTACCATAACTTCACTTATTGATAAAGCGCACGAAGCACGGTTGGAGAAGCCCCGCGCCCACATGGGAGCTAGCACTTTAGGCCATCACTGCGAACGCTGGATGTGGCTATCGTTTCGCTGGGCAGTGCAAGAAAAGTTTAAGGGCCGAATCCTGCGCCTGTTTAGGCGTGGCAACAATGAGGAAGCCACCATCATTAGTGACCTGCGGGCCATTGGCATGAGCGTATCAGGAACCCAACGCAAGGTTGATTTTGGAAGCCATGTGTCTGGCAGTCTGGACGGCATCGGCAAGGGGGTGCCTGGTGCGGCCAAGACTGAACACGTGCTGGAATTCAAG